AAGGCAGCGTGATCCTGGCGGCAGACGAGCAAGATTCTGGCGTAGAGATAAACGACGCAATGGACTGGGCAACAACGGCGGCGGATGAAGTGCGCGCCGATATGTTTATCTGGGATGGCGACGGCATGGGCGCAGGTCTTCGCGCTCAAGCAAGNAANGCGCTCAACGGCAAGCAGTGCCAGCTGTCGATGTTCAAAGGCTCATTGAGCCCGATGAACCCGAATCAGGTGTATCAGCCGATCGATGGCGAGATACGCAAAGCAGCAACAAACGCTAACACATTCGCCAACCAGCGCGCCCAGTTCTACTGGCTGCTGCGCGACAGGATGTTTAAGACCTATCTGGCAGTGGAGCGCGGCGAGTACCACAACCCGGACGAAATGATCAGCTTTTCGTCATCAATCCCGCTGCTTAAAAAGATGCGATCTGAGCTTTGCCGGGTGCCGCGCATCCCGGGAGGCACAATCAAGATCATGTCCAAACCGGATATGAAAGCGAAACTGAAGATCAAGAGCCCGAACATTGGCGACTGCGTGATGATGTCAGAGTCAGCCGATTACGTGGCAGTAAAAATGTCAACCACAGGCGCAGAACAGCGCGCACATAACTCATCAGGGTGGACGTGATAATGGCAGTGGATCTGCGCAAGATGAACAGAGGCAGCAGGCAGTGGTTCCAACACCTGTCTGAAGCAATCAAGCCGTTTCAGGCCGGCACCATGCCAAAGCCGGATGCAAATGATCGCGCAACTGTGCGCATCAATGGCTGCCTGATTGCACTCGGTCGCGGCAAAGATGCTGGCAAGGTGCGTTTTGGCTTCCTGGCTACCGGCGAGAACGTGGTGACGGTGGATATCGTCGTCAAGGAGATGCTGGCAGATCCCAAGGAATACATCGGCAACATGCTCGAGGCCATTCACCAAGGTCTTCAGCAGATGGACAAAGAAGTTCGCATTATCGTCCCTACACCACAAGCTGCCCATAAGGTCCTGCACTGATGCTGGTCGCAATCAAAACACCTGATCAAGTTACGCAAGAGCGCAACGAAGAGCAGCGGATCAGACTTGAGAATGAGCGCGCTACGGCCAACAAGTCGCAAGTCGTCAATCACCTGGCTGCGCATGTGCGAAAGTGCTGGGAAATTGCCAAGTTTGACCGCTCCCGCGTGAATCGCCGGTTGCTCAACTGCCTGCGCAGACGCCGTGGCGAGTACAGCCCGGAAAAGCTGCTGGCAATTCAGCGCCAAGGCGGTGCTGACGTATTCATGATGATCACCGGTGCCAAGTGCCGCACTGCAAAGAGCTGGCTATCTGATCTGTATTCTCCGGTCGGTGACAGGCCCTTTACGCTCGAGCCGTCGCCAGTGCCGGATCTGCCGCCAGACATTATGCAGAAGCTGGTCCAAGAGGCCGTGATGGCTGCCGCTGAGTATGGTCTCGATGACAATGCACTGCGTGAGATGCTGCTCAAGCACAAAGACCGGCTGCTGTCAGAGCTGCACCAAGATGGAGAGGACCGCGCAGAGAAGATGGCTGATGAGATCGAGGACATGCTTCTCGATGGCGGGTGGCGTGAAGCCTTTGATGAATTCCTTGATGATCTGGTGACATATCCCTATGCCGTGATGAAGGGCCTCGAGTTCCGTCGCACCAAGACACTGCAATGGCTGCCTGATGACAATGGCGGATTCAAGCCTGCGCCCGGACACAAGATCATTGGCAAGGTTCGGCGCGTTTCTCCGTTTCGTATTTACTGGTCTCCTGCAGCTGGTGCGGACATCGAGGGCCATTGGTTGATCGAGCACCATTCGTTCAATCGTGGCGATCTGTCTGCGATGCGAGCGGCCCCAGGCTACAACGCTGAAGGCATTGCAAAGGCGCTGGCACATTACGGTGAAGGCGGACTGCGCGAATGGATGTGGAGCGAGACCGAGCGCGCCCAGCTTGAAGGCCGAAGCCTTATCCAGAACACTGATGACATCGACGCACTGGAGTTATCAGGCTCTCTGCGCGGGCAAACCCTGCTTGACTGGGGCATGAGTGACGCCGAGATCACTGACCCGAACGATGAGTACATGGTCTCCGTGATGATTGTTGGCAGCTATGTCATACGCGCACTGGTCAACCCGGACCCGGCAGGCAAGAGCGATTACTTCAAAGCCTGTTGGCAGCAGACGCCGGGCTCGTTTTGTGGTGAGGCGCTGCCTGAGATCCTGACAGATTGCCAAGACACCTGTAATGCGGCCGCCAGAGCGCTGATTAACAACATGGGCTTCTCATCCGGCCCGATGGTATGGGTGGAGGATGATCGTCTTGCTCCGGGCCAGAACGTCAACGAAATGTATCCGTGGAAGGTTTTCCGCTCCAACAGCTCGCCCAATGGCGGTAGCGGTCAAGGTATCGGATTCTTCCAGCCGCAAAGCAACGCGCCCGAACTGATGAACATCTACGAGCGTTTTAATCAATACGCTGATGACATTACCGGGCTGCCTTCGTATGCCCATGGATCCGATCAAGGCACTGGCGCTGCGAAGACCGCAAGCGGGCTCTCCATGCTACTGAACGCATCGAGCAAGGGCATCAAGATGCTGGTGCGGGCTGTGGACATTTACTTGATCGAGCGTCTGGTTGCCAAGTGCTACAACCACCTGATGTTGTACAGCGATAACCCGGACATCAAAGGGGATCTGCGACCAAAAGCGCGCGGAAGTGAGTCGCTGGTCCACAAGGAGCAGGCACAGCTTCGACAGCAGGAGTTGCTGCAGATTACTGGCAACCCGATTGATATGCAGATCCGTGGGGCTGGAAGGCCGACGCGAAATGCTTGCCGAAGTCATGAAGACTGGCAGCCTACCGAGTGGACCGCGTACTGCCGTCGGCGGAGGAGCTGCGCGAGCGTCTGGCAAGTGCAGGCACGAGCAGCAGCTTCAGGCCGAGCAACAACAAATAGCCGCACAGAACGCGCCAAAGGTGCCCAATGCTCCAGCGATACAAGCTACTGCCTGAGAATCGCAAGCGTCTGCAGTTTCTGCAGGCATTGGCGCGACTGAAACAAAATAACGATTTCCAGCTGCTGATCGATGTGCTCAACCAGGCACAGACAAACATCGATTGCAGCAACAGAAAAGCCGTGGCCCCCGAGATTCAATGGAATCAGGGTGCAGCGCAATTCCTTGATGAACTGCTTGATACCGTCGGCACAGCCGAACAACAGGGCAGGGATTTAAGGGATCAAATCGAGCGAACAGAAACACCACAAGTCACTGGCTTCTGAACGCTCAAACCAACCCCGACCAAAGAATACCAGTTAGCGCGCAGCTCATTGATCAGTGAACACTGCCCAGAACGACTGGCTCAGAGGATTTTTTAATGACCCGTTACCCCGAATCAGTAAGAAAGAATGCAGAAGCTGCAAACGCGATGATTAAAGAGCTCGGCAACACTGCGCAAGGCGATGACAAGCCAATCGACGCAACTGCCCAGAACGGCGATCAATCAGCCGCACAGCAAACAGGAACACCGGAAACGACTCCTGTCAGCGAACCGCTCAAACAGCCTCTTGGGAATGATGGAGACCCATGGGAGCAGCGATACAAGATCCTGCAAGGCAAGTACAACAAAGAAGTACCTGCGCTGCATGAACAAATTCGCCAGCTCAAGGCTCGACCGAGCGATGGCCAAGACAATCAGGAAGTCTTGGGTCTACGAACCGAAGTGGCAGACCTGAAGCGCAAGCTCGAGTCTGCTGCAAATCAACAGGCAAAGCCCGTTGCCAACGCCGATCTGGACAAGCTGCGCGAGCAGTACCCAGCGGATCTGGTGGACGGTATCTTGTCTGTGGTTCAAAGCATGGTGGCACCCATTCAAAGGCGCGTGGACTCGGTGGACCAGACGGTCTCGCAGTCCAGCAAGGCCAGTAATGTTGACCGGCTGAGAAGCACCCTAAAAGACCAGGGTATTAACTTCGATCAGGTCAACACAGACCCATTGTTTGTTCAGGAATTCTTGGGAGAAATGTCCCCATATTCAAAACAGACAAAGGGCCAGTTGCTGGCCGAAGCATTTGAAAGTGGCGACATCGTTCGCGCTGCACAGTTCTTTATTGATTATGCGGGTATGCGGGGAAACGCTTCTGGCGCCCGCAATTCTCAGAACATTGAAAAGCATCTTCAGGC